GCATCAGCAATACTTAACTGATACACAAATCGACCACTAAGATACACTGTATCTTCTGGCAATAACTCAACAGAGGCTATGTTCATAATTCCATTTAACCCTTTGAGTATTTCAGCATCTTTAATTAAAAGAGGCTTTCCGTTTTTATTGGAATAATTGATAATAGCGAATTTTACTGTGCAATCACTCGCATCGAAATCATATCCTTTTGGAGTCAATAGCGTAAATAAGAATACCTGTGACTCGCCACCAATAAAACGAATATCGGGTAGATTATAAATAGGATTTATCATTGTCTTAACCTCCGATATTTACAGGAAACTCACATAAAAACTTAATAGAACCGGTTCCGTTTATTTTCAACATATTATATCCTCTGACAAGTCGAAGAAATTTCATATTGAAATAAGGATATAGATTCAAATCAAGATTGTTTGTAATTACCTGATTCTTATTGTCAACATATATAACTAAATCTTTGTTAGTAGGCAGACCTTTAAATTCAAATACACGACTTTCATCGCTTTCATTGACTATGCTAATATTCTGTCCACCATTTAAAGTTATTTCTAAGTTAGGGCAGTAGTACCCATTATAGCTACTGCGATTATGAAAATTCACGTTTGTTTGACCAGAAAGTTTGTAATCAAACTCTTCTGGGAATGTGTAAGCAAACGGAGAATCGCAACTTACCTTACAAGAAAATGCCCAAGGCATATCTCCATACGTAATTAGCTTTAACTCAGAAATCAAGCATTTATAACGAAATGTTTCCATATCATCCTGAACGATAGTGAGCCATTTTCGTTTTCTATGACCAGTAAGCCAAGCAACTATAGCTTCGATTTCATAACGGTCAAGGCTTGAATTTTGGTCGATTGAATCCATGTTCGCACCGAATACTAATGTGTATTCAAGAGCTTGATTCTGAGATATACCGTACATAAGAGCATCGTAACGACTTGGTAGGCGGTCTTCGATAACACTACCATTTTGAAAACTAACATCGTCCTGCTCGTTTGAACCGAAGTGATACAACATCAATCCAAATTCTGTGCACGGGATATCGTCAAAAATAAATGTGTTACCCCAAAATGCCATAACCCACCTCCATCTTATTTACTCAAAAGAAACAAAGCCTTCCAAATTGTAGATATCAGAAGTACTAATCGCCTGTTCTCCGAGATCATTTTCTGTAAGCACAATAGGCTCAATATCCCATTCAACAACCAACTCTTTTAAATCTGCCATTTTCTCTTGAAACTGAGCAAACTGTTCAGGTGATTTGAAAGTAATTGTTCCGTCATCATTTTCAACGCCTGCCGAATCAGTAATATATTTTCTTTCCTCTGCAACAGCAAACTGAAAATGTTCTTCAGCTTTTTTGATTATTGTATATAACCCACGAGCCTTTTTGACAGGCAGACGTAATTCTGACAATCTCATTAAAGCTGGATATGCTTTGTTTACTTTATTTTGTGTCATAATAATTTTCCTTTCTTACAATGCTCATTGAGCAGTCTCTATATTTAATGAAGCCAAGTACTCATCTTTGTCTTCAATGACGAGTCCCTTGGCTTCTGCTTGTGCAATTATTTCAGCATCCGTTCTGTCTAGCAGTGCTTTCATTTTATCTGGAGTGAAGCAATTCATTCCTTGTTTTCCATTTGTTGATAAAAACAACTGATATGAATCCCAAAGTCTTTGATTACTTTCACGAACTTCTTTTATTAACAATTCAGCTTTCATTGTTTACCCTTTCGTATGATTAGTTATTTCCGTAACCAATTACGACTCCGTGGAGTGTGTATAAAAGGAATTGGTCTACAGTATTATTCATATACGGTATAGCATCTGTAATACCTTGATGCCTTCCACTCCATAAGCCACCATCTCCGTATACATAAAGACTATTGATATATCCTAATGTAACTCGACCGGTTGTTGATACGGAAAAATAACTACCAATACTGATAGAACAACCACTAAGCGTTCCGCCGCTAATCTTATCCGCAGATAAACTACCAATACGTGCAGATGAGATAGTACCAGATGTAATCTGTGCCGCGTCTACAGTTAGGTTGGCAATTGTAACATCATTTGCGTCAAGAGTACCAGAAGTAATCTTGTTTGCCGACAAGTTCGGAATACGTGTTACAGCAAACGTTCCAGAAGTAATTTGGCTTGCTGGTAATCCATCAATCTGACCCGCCTGAATCTTACCTACGGTGATTGTATCAGCAGACAAATTCTTAATTGTAACATTACTTGCATCCAGTGTGCCTGTTGTGATTTTATCAGCCGACAGGTTTGGAATACGGTTAGCATTCAAAGTACCAACAGTAATATTACTTGCATTCAAATTTGTAACATTTACAACGCCTGCATCAAGTGTACCAGAGGTAATCTTATCAGCAGATAAGTTAGGAATACGAGCAACATTAATAACACCAGTTTTGATGTTTGCTGCATCAATATTCAATACTCCATCAACGATGGAACATCCGCCAATTTCACCGCTTGTAGCTTTGATATAACCAGTAAGTGATACATTGTTTGCACTCAGTAGTCCAGCTTTACTTGCTTTTACATAGTGAGATGCATTGCCAAGTGAAATACCATCAGTACCGATATAAATACCCTGAGCTGTACTTGCATATGAATTTTTGCCATTGTAGATATATGTATCTCCAATAGTCCATCCGGTAGAACCATTGCCGATATATCCTTCACGAGCAGTAACCTTACCGTCAAATTCACCGGTTGTGGCACGTAGAGTACCTTGGAAGAATAAGTTACCTTCTGTATCAACCCAGAACCTTGCTCTGTCTGTATCTACTGTCTTAGTTGCAGTACTACGTGCGGTAGTAGTTTTGTAAACAGGATACATACCAACAACAATACCAAATTGCGGATCAAGAGCAATCTGTGTTACATTATTCTCCGATACAATATCGAACGAACTGTTATATAACACACAACCGTCTGCGTCAATTTTAAAAACAGCAGTACCACCATCTTTCTTCTCACTTTCAATAACAAGGTTATTACCAGCAAGAAGTGTTCCGACGATATTTGGAGCAACTACACCCCAGCAATCACCTAGATTATCGTCATAAAAATGACCGATAGCAATTTCAGCAGTAGACCAGTTGTTCTTTGTCATCAAGATACTGTTATTATTCATCCATACTTGATGTGGTTCATACACTGTATGTGAAGCATCTGTCCACTTTCGTAGTCGAATACCAGAATCACCCCAAGAGATAGCTTGGTCTTTTGATGACATAATGGCATTTTTTGCTACGTCAAGAGCAGAAGTCATAAATTCTTTGACTTTTGTATTAGCACCACTATCCACAAATGCGGAATATGTGAACTTGCTTAAGTCAACGCTTTTTCCCATAGATACGCTTTGTTCAAGTAAATCAGCAAGTCTAAATGCACTGTCACCAGAAACATATTTATCACTAAACTCAAGAACTAAATTTTGCGGGTTATCCCATTCAATTTTCGCACCTATAACAATAGGAGAGAGTGTCTGGTTTTCATCTATTGAAACATACACCTTTTCTCCATGTTTCAATGTATTTTTAAAAGTAACGAAGTCTTCTAAACATAAGAAGTTCGCACTTGTAACTCCGAATACATATGATGGTTGTGATATCTTTTCAAGTATCTCTGCACCATATTCAAACAAATCCCATGCAACCGAATTTTTCTCATATTCACTCGTGTCGTATGTTGCATACAAATACCCGGAAGAAGCTGTATAATTCAATGTCGAATCACTAACTGCAATACTGTAGCTCTTACCCATAATAGAAATACATGCAGTAGGGAATGCATTTCCATTCATTGTCCCGTTGCATAGATAAGCGGTAAACAAGAATTCGTCAGCATCTGCGTCATATTCAAATGCACCACGAACGAGTTCGCACGATACAACGCCATTTACAGTGATTGAACCGCCTCTAATATCGTATATATCAGTTCCAGAAGAACTGTCGATATGCGTGATAGTTGCATTTGATACTGAAACAGATTTGTTTTTAATATCACTTCCAGAATCAGAGCCTTCATATGTGCCTGTTTCTTGAAATACGAAACTACTATCAGATAAGGCATCATCTTTAATATATCTATCAAGTAGAATGTATTCTGATTCTGTAAAGTATTTCTGGAAATTAGTCTTATCGTTGATAGACTTCATATCAGCAAGAATGCTTTCAAGATATGTAGAAATACTATTGATTTCAGTCTGTTTTGCTGATATTTCAGCATTTTTACTACGGATATTGCTATTCACAGTATTTAAGTCTGATTGCGTCTTTAAATTTTGTGCTATAGCTTGTATGGTTGCTGCCTGTACATTTTCTAGTGAAGTCAGCTCTCCTTGTAAATCAGTAAGCTGTGCTTCGGCAGTTACCTTTCTCATCATCTGTAATGAATACTCAATGGATAGATTGTAGTATGGTAATTGATAACCTGTATACATATCTTTCCATGCATAATATTTGTCGATGAGAGATTGGTCGAAATTATCCGGTGTCATATAAAAGTCCAGATTTATAATCGTATTTGTACCACTCGGATTTACGTCACGAATAGTAACACCGTCAGCACCATTTACGTCCAGACGAGTAACGATACTTTCTGTATCTTCCTCAACTTCAATTGTCTTAGCAAGATTGTTTAAGGATATAAACACAGGATTTGTCACTACATGAGACGATACGTCTTTTACATTGATTTTTCTGTTAAACGTATCAAAGTCGAAAATACAGTTATATGATTGTTGTACTGTACTTTTGATGAAGTTATAAATATTTTCATTATTAACTTCAAATGTTCTATATTTACCAATAAGAGAGCTGTCAACTTCGCCAACGCTCCAAGATGGCATAAGTTCAAGTATCATCCCAATGATAGTTCCGTCAGGAGTAACAGGATTCCAAAGATTGTATGTACCGTTCTCAATGGTAATTTTTTTAAAAGTAAACTCGAATTCAAGAGAGTAAGCTCTGCAAGTTTTTAATTGTTTAATACCATCTCCGGATTCTTTTGGATTCATTAAAATAAACTGACCAACATCTTTGAGTTCGATTACTCGCATACCTACCACGCTATCATAATGTGGGGTATCTTCATCGTCAGTTCTGGCAGGAAGGCTAAATTCTAGCACAGATGATTCGTTATACTTGATGTCGGTAGTCACATTCATTGCAGAACCAAGTACTCCAATCGGAACGCCTGCCGTATTTTTTAAGATAAGGACAGGTTGTTCTTGCAAATCAATTTTTGAAAAATCAACTACCATATCGAAATTTAACCTCCTTTATCATATTTCGCTCATAAATCGCTCAAATAAATGAGCGAATATATAATAAGGGAAGCACAGAGTAATCCATGCTTCCCATGTATAACTACGGTTTCAGTTTGGTGCTTATACTTCCATTTATACCTTTTCTCTCAAAAGCACCGTATAACTTTTCGATTGCAGTATTAGCAATCTGTTCACCATAACGTCTCGCATCATTGTCATCCATATTTCCATTGTGGCTTATCTGCACCTCAATATGTGGTTCGTACACAACATTAGAAGTGACATCAGATAAACTAGGAGCAACGGTTTCAATTCCTGAGAACGCCTTTACAGGTGTTGCTTGTAGTCCAACAGAACCGATAACAACCCCTAGACGTTTGGATAGTTCGGTCTGGAAATCAATAATCTCATACAAATTGTCTTGCTTATTGTCGTTTAAAACAATTTCGCCAGATTCCAGTAATGCTAAGACCTCCTCTTTTGAAGGAGTTCCAGAACCTACCACACCACCGGTATGGTATTTAGGCACATTACCTACAATAGCTCCTACACCAGTAACACCAGCAATAGCACCGCTATAACTCTTAACAGCGTCTGCTGCATTAAGCCAAGCATTTGCAACTTCGTTATTTATGGATTCTCCGATAGATACATTCTTTCCGAGTATTGAGTTGTAGAATAAATCCCACACCTCTTCGACGGTAGTAACTGTATTTTTCAGAATTTCCAACTCAGTTTCTTTTTCTGACTCGTATTCCTCAGCAAGCTTATCAAGAGCGTCTATCTGTGCATCATATGCGTGGTCGCCTTGTGTATCAGCTAACTCCTTATTCTTTTCGGCTAATTCAGCCATAAGAGAGTTTCGTTCAGCCTGTGCCTCACGACTGTCATCGAGAGAAAGCTTGTCAATTCTTGCTTGTAAATCAGCGATTTCTTTGACCTTATCAGCAATATCGGACTCATAATCATACTCGTCCTTTGCTGACTGAATAGCTTCTTTCCTTAACTCAATAATTTCCTTATATGCCTCAACTTGTTTATCGTAAATCTCTTCAATGTAATCTACAATATTGTTTTTGGCTTCAAGAATATCAAAAGATAAGTTCTCAATATTTTCAGCCGATTGTATATTTTCATCATTTAAGTCTTCAGTAACACCAATCAGTTCTTCCGTTTCCTTACGAAGAGCATTAGTAGCTTCTTGTAATGAATCGTATTCACCGGCTGATGATGCTGTAAGTTCATTTAGATGCTCTAAATTCTTGATGTATAAATCATTGGTAGAACTGTCGTACTCGACTTCAAAACCTAAAGCACGTAGAGCAGTAGCATTAGCTTCAATGGTCTGACTCTTAAGAGCCATTAACTCACGTTCTGCATCTGCTTCGTCTTTATATAGTTCTATAAGAGCACGTTCGTTTTCTATTTTTTCAAGCGGATCGTTAATGTATTTGGATTTCTTTTCCAAATATTCACGTTTCTGTTGAATTTCCTCAAGTTTTTTTAAAGCATCATAGTATTGGTCAATATCAGCGATATATTCTTTAATTTCCTGTTCTGTTGATTTTGAACCGCTACCAGTTTTAGAACCGTAAATTGTTGTTAAATCTAATCCTTTTAATGATTCGAGATTCTTATATGCGTTTACGGTACGTTGTTTAAAATCTTCAAGTGCTTTGATTCGTTCAATAGATGCAGTTTCCTGCGAATCTACCCACTCATCTATAGTCTGGTCATCAACATATGCTTTTTCACCATCAAAAGTTACAGTGACATTGCCAGCACTAATTTCATTATTACCATCTGAAAATGCCTGACTAAAATAATGCGAAATACCTTGCCAATTGCCACTTATTGCATCGCTTACTGCATCAGCTAATGCACCCCAGATGTTTGAAGCAATATTTTTAACTTTGCTCCATAAGTTACTAGCGTAACTATTAACAGCTTTTAATGATGCAGAAAATCCTGAAGTATGAGCAACTGTGATGGTTTCTGCATATGGTTCCCATATATTTTCAGCAGCCTTTGTGCCATAATCAGCCTCAGCACTGAGTTTACTATTTAAAGCTTCCTCATTAACGGTCAATTCGCCATCTTGCATTTCGACATAGTTTTGACCCTGAAGAGTATTTAACTCTTTCATTTTGTTAACAAGTTCTTCCTGTTGTTCGACTTCTCCATTAACACTTAAATTTTTAATTTCAGCAATAATATTTGCTTTGTCCGTTTCAAGTGCAAGCTGGTCATTAATAACTTGTTCAGTTGCTTTTAGTTCGGCAATTTTAGCGTCGATTTGTGCATCATACGCTTGCTCACTTATATCCAAAATGCTGTTAAGCATTTTTTCCTGCCCTTCGATAGAGCCATCTGTGAAAAGATTAGCCTGTTCTAAGAGCTTTGGATATTCAAGAGCTAACTGACTTAACTGAGTTTTAGTTAATGCGGTTCCTTCACGCAACTGTTGCATGGCAGAAACAATATTTTCTAATCCATTTTTTGTTTCCGTAAGCCCATCGACCATATCAGAAAAATCTAATACATTAACCATATTGGCATTTTCTAATTTGAGCTGATAGAGTCTTTCTTTCAGTTCATCAAATGTCATAGAGCCTTCATCGGCTTTGATTTCATATATGTAATTCAGTTCTTCTGATGTTAAATCATTTATTCCATCGTCATATTCAGCCAATAAGCTTTCAGCATGTCTAAGTTTTTCTTCAAACTCAGAAATCTCTAATGACATTTTTATATGATTTATTGAGCCGTCATCTAAACCAGCACTTTCTAAATCTGTCAGTATATTTTGAATTGTTTGTTGATATTCGCCAACGTTTATATCACCAGCATCAAACAGATCCTTAAGGTCGAACATACCAGATATGGAGTTCTGGATTTCAGGAGTTAATTTTCGTATAAACTCGTTTATTTCTACTTTAATTCCGGCTATGGCATCTTCATCAGCTACTTTGCCTTTCCAGAACATATACCAAGGTGCGTCCTTAGTAACATCATCAACTCCATAAGAATCTACAAAGTTAGATACAAGGCTTTTAGCTTCGTCGCTTAACGAATCATATGAATCATTATTTTCAGCAACGAGTTTTAGTTGATTAGCTACGTCTTGATTTGCTTGTTCCAACTGCTCTCGGACATCTAAATACTGAGTAGCAGCACTTTTCGTTTCCTCAATAGCAGCTTCGAAATCAGCACGCGATTCGAATCCAGCGGCATCATAATCAATAGTAGAGGCTATTTTGTCGATGTTTAATGCGATGTCATTTGCATAGTCATTCCAAAATTGACTCCATTGAAAGTAACCATAATCGTTAAAGTATTTTTGTAATTCTGCATCTACGTCTTCAATTCCAAGAGCAGAAATTATTTGTTGTGCAAGATATTGATGCTTTCCGTCACCACTTGTTCCGCTAGAAATATCATCACGATCATTGATTCTAAACAGTTGCCATACTTCATTTGATAAGTCCGTATCAGAGGTTAGTATACTACCATTTTTCAATGATTCTGCTGTAGCAATATATCCACCCATTGCAGTAGATAGGTTGCTAATTGTAGTCATCTTGCGTAATTCTTGCTCATACTCAATCTCTTGCAGTTCAATTGCTCGTTCTAAGAGATTGTTTTTATCAACAAGATACCCATTCTCTTTGTCGTATCCATCACTAAGACTAGGAGAAATCGAGATAACACTTTCAACAATTTCTTTATATCTTTCGTATTCATTAGCTGTAAGTGTTATATTATTACCATACCGGTCAACACCCTTTGAAAGTTCTTCGAACTCAGTTTTCATGCTTTCAAGAGTGGATATATTTTCTTCGTTCTGATTTTTAAAATCAGCATATGCCTCATTTAATTCATTTGTCTTATCAATAGCTTCTTGTGTTGCATTGGCAAGTTTTGAAAAAGCCATTACTATACCTTCAATTACCAATCCAATACCAAAGCCAATCAGCATATTGACAGCAGTATTCAAAAGAGTAACACCAATAGCACTTGCTTTTGCTTTTATGCCAAGTGTCTGCATTTGAACGCCAGCTTGTTTGCAGTAAGCTTGATAACCTTTCAGCGAAGCTTGCCCGCCATTTAAGGACTTGAGATATCCAGCAAGAACATCATCTGTTCCTTCCATATACTGCATAAATATTCCCTGAGTCGGAATAGAAGAGTTTAATAAACGATTATATTCGCTTATGTTATCATTTATTGCTGTGAAGGAAGTGTTAAATCCTGCCGATAGAGACTGCATAAAATTCATGCCAGAATCTTTTGCAAGATTAAACCTTGATGAAATATCACTAATCGAAGAACCTAATATATTAAGTTGTTCTCCAGTAACAGAGAATATTTTCATATTCTTCCCAAGTACAGAGAATGCTAAACTTGCAGCGGTTAGAACAGTAGGCATTGCTCCAAACTTATCTACAAGTTCATCAACGTATTGAACTAACTGTATGATTATATCAAGTACAAATTTAATAGAATCCGAGTCTATTGTAGACTGAGATAAGTCCTCAAATATTGATTGTAATTTGGATAATTTACCTGCTATACTGTCTAAATATTTTTCGTTTTCAGCAGTAGCTGAACCAGCAGCTTCGCTTGCTGACAATAGAGCAGCTTCAGCATCTTCAAAGTTTGTAAGCAGGGCAGCAACCGCATTGGCATTCCTTTTTCCACCAAGTAGTTCAAGGATGTTAGCAGCGTCTACGTCAGATAACTCATGCCATATAGCCGACAATTCCTTCATTGTTTGATATGTAGATTTGAACGTTGTATCGTCAATCATAATATCAACTTTGCCGCCAGTTAGAGTAAGCAGTTCTTCCCTTAACTCAGCAACACTATTTGCCATGCCTTCTGTTGATTCGCCTGCTTCTTCAGCTTCTGTTTTTGCTGCTCTAAGATACATAGAGACAGTTTTTATTGTTGTACCTACGACTTCTGGATTCTGTATTACAGAGTTCATTGCAGTGATAAGTGCGATACTTTCATCCAAAGTATTATTTGCAGAAGCAAGAGACGCTGCTGATTTTTGTAAAGCAGTACCAATACCCTCTGAACTAATAGCAAAATTATTGCCAACTTCGTTGAATTTATCAACGATATCCATAGCGTTATCTGCTGTTACACCGAACTGTTCGAAAGCCTTAATGGTTGATATCAATGACTCAGATGCTATGGCGATGTCATCAATTCCATCACCTACGTTTTTGTAAACAAGAGCAGCTTCCGCTAATGCAGCAGAATCTACGATATCGTAACCAAGTCTTGCAAAATCAGCAGTAGCATTTATCGTATCAGCTAAGGTAGCACCAATAGCTTGAGACATTTTTGATGCTGTATTTATATAATTTTCGTATGATTGCTCAGTCAAATCAGTAACTTTTTTTAATTCTGTCATTGCAGAATCAAGTTCCTTGACAGCAACTACCATATCCTTAATTACTTGATAGGCAGTCATCATACTTCTGGTAACTAAAGACCAGCCACCAAATTTTTCCCAGCCTTTTTGAAGCGTATTAAAGAAAGTGTTTCCAGAAACACCGGCTTTTTTGGCTTCGTTTTGAATCTCTAAGAATTTTGTCTTTATTTCATCTAAGCTAGTTGTTGTATCAGAACCACTCTTAATATTGCCTAGTGTTAATAGCATAGCATTCAAATCATCACCGTATGTTTTGTATGCTTTGCTATTAGACATTATATATCTATTGATTTGAGATTCTAATGTAATAACTTTCTTATTAAAGCTCAACAATGACTGTTGACTTTTCTGCTGAATTGAATCAGCTTTTGCATACTCAACTTGTCGTTGTTGAATAACAGAAATATTCTGTTGAAGTGCAATACCTTCTTGCTGTAATGCACTTAACTCAGCCGCTGAAAGAGCGACACGAGTTGCTTTCAGATTTTCAATCTTCTGTTGCCATGTCGTATAAGCAGAAGTGATTTCTGTAAGCTTTGCCGTATCTGAAATCATATTATTTCCAGATAAAGCGGATTTATATGTAGAGCCAAGCTTGCTTTGAATGTCGTTGATTACTCTCATCTGAGAAGCCCATTCGCTTGCAGCTTGCTTTGAACGTTCTATTCCGTTTGCAACTTCATCTACGTTATCGGAGCCAAGAAAATCCTTAAGACCAACAATATTTAACCCAGTTAACATTTGTTGGATATCAGAACGTAATTTCTTAATAGCACCAGAAGCATCTACTTCTTTCAGTTTTACAACAATACCGCCATTGGCATTAAATTGCTTCTGAATATTAGATATCTGAGTCTTAGGATTTGAAATCTCTACAACTACATTCTTGATTTTGATAGGATTACTTGCCGTTGCATTATTTACATGTTTTTGTATTTCGTTACGGAAGGCTGATGCCCCAGAAGTATTAACGGATAATTTAATTTTTGCTCCAAAAGCCATCATTTCACCATCCTTTATATAACAAAAGAGGAGCGAACAACGTCACTCCTCACGTACTTAAATCTCTATACAAATTCCTATTTCCCTTTGGATTCCTCTTTTAATAGCGGACTTTATTTCTGAACTTGATTCAAATTCAGCCTGTGTATTTGATACCACAGGTCTTGGAAAACCGCTTCTCCAAATACCGGTATTTCCACTCTCTATAAGCTTAAGAAATGCTCCTTGGTATCTGTTATGAAAACTCCACCCTTTGATAATGGATGGAGACGCAGTAACATCTTTCCTTATCGTAACAAGCAGTGTGTTGTGATCCTGAAGAACAGAAGTTACCGATTCTTCCATAATATGTCTTCGCTGATATGTCGTACCATTAACCCATCCATTTTCTTTCGGCGTATACGCATCATAAATGTCAGATTTTATATGTTTCTTCAAAATATTCTCAGCTACAGAGGCAACATCTTTCTTGAGAATCTGTGTCGCCTTCTTGTCAACCTCTTTTACGAGTCTGTCCCAATCAGAGAAATAGATATCAGCCATTCTTATTTTCCTTCACGACTTGCTTCTACAACAGCGGTTGCCAGTTCCTTTTCACTCATATTATTGAGTTTTGAAAGACCTTGCATAACTTTTGTCATAGTATTTGTATCAATTCCTTTGAATGCATTTTCACCAGCAATAGCGATGTCGCTAAACTTTGCGATAATCTCATTTACTTTTGAAACAGCAGAAGAGGAGAGAATATTTAACATAAACTCAATTTTCTTATCAATAGAGCGAACAATATCATTGAACTGACGTGTATTAATATGCTGTAATACCTGTTCAACGGCTGTAGTGTTATATACAAGCCAGTACTGTTTTTCAAGCTCTGTAGGCATGGTAAAGTTAGCATAGTGAGTCAAGATTGCAACACGCATTGCAAAATCATATGCTTCCGGCAAATATTCACCGTTCTCGCCGTCAACACACGCCTCAACAACTTCCTGAACAAACAGAATCATTTCATCTAATGAAATAGATTTATTAATAAGTATCTCAACTCCGTTGGAATTAGATAAAATTTCAGTAACGACATTTTCAGCAGATAATGCAGACTCGAAATCTGCAACAGAGATTTTCTTTGTTTTTCCCATATTATGAGTTCTCCTTTTCCTTTTCTTCTTTTAATAACTGTTTTTCTTTTTTACGCTTTTTGCGTTGTTCTTGTACATATTCATAATCACACCAATATAAATTTTCCTCGTTTCCATACATAGGAGAGTAGCAAATCCATCTATATGTGATATCTGGATAAATATACCAGAACATTTTTCGCTTTATTTTTGCGACAGAATCCGGACACCCTTTTGTGTCTATAACCTCGATTGTTCCGTCGCTATATTCAACATAAAAATCAGCCACATAAATAATTGGCTGAACATTCTTCGTACCGTTATTGAATTTTGGTTGTAGTATATATTTTTTCTGTAGCTCAAAATGCTTTATTTTACCACTCCTCGATAGAGGCAAAATTACATCACGGTAGTAGTGCATTTCCATTTGACTATCAAAAACGATGTCATCAAAAGTCCTTTTTTCCTTATCTTTATCAACATTGAACTTTGTACGTGCCATCAAATCATCTCCAACAATTTATTACAAAATTTAAGGGAGGATTTTTGCTATTTTTAACAGTTATCCTCCCTAATAATTTATTCTTCATCAAAACCGAAACCATTGATGTATTCTTCGTCTGGCTTACCCCAAAATCCGTTATAGTCTTCATTGTAGCTAACAACATTATTTTGGTTGCCATTTTCTCTGGACAATCTGATTCTGCGTAAATATTCAGCACCGCATCCCGGTGAACAGGCAACATCCTGCCAGCGGAATGCGTTACTTACTTTAGAAGTACGACATGCCTCATAGCGTTCTCCGCATACTCGGCATGTTTTCATTTCCTTAGCCATAATTATGCAGCATCCTCAGCGTTTGCTCCGAATACAGTATATGTCCAAAGTGTTCCAGCAGTTCCGCAAGAACCTGCGAGAGATTCTGCTTCAAATGCATGAACAGTCTGATTGTCGCCAAGGTCAAAGTCGAAGTTACCGCTGAAATCTGCTCTAGGAATATAGAACTGAACACGATAAACATTACTACATTTATCCTCGCCGAATGCATCAATATAAAGTTTACATTTTTCAGAATATACGTCAGAGATATTCTCAAGAACACTTGCCTGAATGTTGCGAGTGTAGTAAACTACGATTTCTGTACCGTCTTCATAATCACCTTCATTGAAAGCTAATGCTTTTGTTTCAGGGTCATATGTAAACTTGCCAGATGCAACAGCAGCATCCTGTGTTAACGCAACACCAAGAGTACCATCTTCATTCTTAATGTAAACAGTTTCAATTTCATTACCAGCAGTTCCTACTGCCTTATAGGAAGTAGCAGATGCATTGCCAGTAATTACTAAATAGTCAGTCCACTGAATAGGAGCATTGTCCATATCCTTGAACTCATTACCAGTCTGAAGCTCAAGTAATCCACCAGATACAAGACCGTTAGTACCAGAAACTACAACAGCCTTATTCTTTTTCAGAGAGTTGAGCTTACGACCACCTTTACCGGTAATATCTGTCTTATCCTGTGTATTTGCAATCTTTGCGTTCTGCAATTCATCAAGAGTAAAACGATGTGCTCCGGTAACAATATCAAACGCCGTGATAGTCTCAAGGCTAGTGATAGTGATATCGCCAATCTTCATTGTATTTGTCCTCCTTAATTAGTTAGATATCCAGTTTAGTTCATTCTGATCCAATTCTTTCATATTGACTGTGCCAGCATAACATCCAATCATAAGATTATCGAACTTAACCTTTTTTACAATCTGGTGTAAACTAGCATAAAACTGGTATATAGTTAATCCTCTGACAGAAGTGTAGTCATAAGGAAATTCTGATGTATTTACAAGTGCAATAATATAATCTTCAAGTTGTGATTTTTCGAGTCGCTTTTTATTTCTATTTAAGCGTTTTCTCGCTCTTTCTATCATATATTTTTTAGCTTCTTCATTAGCAGGCTTTTTGTCATTCTTTTCAAGATGTAAAATCTCTCTAAGAAATCTGCTTATCTTGCCATGAATAGCACGATCAATCACTGCACCAGTTTTTGGATTTCGTAAAACGATATTACCGTTTTGTTTGTTAACCGCCGTCTTAAAATCACCCAAATTCAAATCTCCGAATATCATTGACAAGTCTCTTGACTGCAATTCATTGAACAAAAGGCAGAACAAGTCCCATTCGTTTATCTGAGTAAAGTCAATGTTAATATCATCTAACTGAACCATCATATCGTATGGGGTAGAGACGATTAACGCTATAGTGCCGTAGTATTCGTCTTCATTGTCTAATATTTCATCTAAAGTCGGGATTTTTACCGAAATATATTCGTTGATTTTATGCTCGGTTTGATAAAGCATACTTTTCATACTACATCACACTCCAAGCATTTATTTAATAGAAGTATTCTTCCTGTTAGACGGTGGCTGTTTGGATGCCAACCGATTGAAATCCTTAGCGTAATATGTAAGTACTCTGCCTTGATAATCGGTAATAGGAGAGAAGCGACCTACATTATATAAGTCAAGCTCTCCAAGACCAAAGAAGCGGCTGCCGTTAAGCATTTCATCAACTTTTGATGCAATCTTATCAACGCGTACTCCGCCTTCTTTTAATCTCATTTTACTTTTATGGGTAAATATCCAAACATATAAAACAGGGACATAAAATGTCTTATTAATAACTTCTGCAATGTCAACATCAAAACAGATAAAAGTCTGTCCATTATCAACTGTTTCAGGAACAAACTCAAAAGGAAATATCTGAGAATAGGCTATTGTATGGTTTGGAACCTTGCTGTCAGCCTTATCTGTAACTAATGTCACAATATCAGCATTGCAACATAAATCTTTCATAAACTGATTTTTATAGTCAAAAAATTCTTCAAGATTCATTACAACCACACATCCTTTCCATCGTCATCATCCTTTTTAGACGCACCGGCATCTAGTATTTCTTCCAACGTAATATCTGCATCTTCGTGCTCATTATCAAGCGGTACATATGGTTCCCAGTTAAAGTAATCAGCAATTCTCAATGACACATTATCATTGTCTGTTAAATTCACTTCATTCAAGATAAATCTAAAAACACCTTTGCCGTTATATATATTGAAAAGTTTGTTTGGCTTCGTAATCTGATATGCAAGAACCGCATTCGAATCCATATCGTCAACCAAGAAACGTTTACCTCTACTTAATTCAACAGTATCAGCATCTTTTCCTATGGTAATAGCAATACGAGCATCGCCGATAGTTATCACCTGTTCAGATTTTTCACCGATAAGGTATTTCGTACCGTCTTCAACTACGCACCATTTTTCAATAATTTGTCCATCTTTGTTTAACCACTTTAATAAATAATTACAACGACGCATCATACCTGAAGCATATACCTCATCATTTGCATCCAGTTCAGTAATTAGCCACTTGCTATCAGCAAAATCGACTAAACCACCATGAACCAATGATTCGCCGGGAAGAGCACATATCTTTTTAATCGCCATATCCTCACGTTGATTCAATATGGTAACATTTTGCTCTAAACCGTCTATCACGACCGTATGGTATGATAATGAGTCTGTAATTTTTTGCGAGATGTAAGACTGAGTGTGCTTCAAAGCACGTTCTCTACCTGTCATTCCATTGACATTCATTCGTGCTTTATAGGTATCCCATGCACCCACAGTTACACCCCCTCAGCACCATATTTTTTCTGTAATTTCTTACAAATATTGATTGCCTTAAATACTTCAGTCTTGACAATTCCGGTATCACAATCATTTTCGATTAGATACTGTAATATTGCGAGAAGACTAAGGTATAATTCATCATTATTAAGAGTAACGATTAAATCTTTACATCCAATCATTTCTCTCTGGAGACTATCCATATATTTTCCTAGCGATGGCTCGCCACTTTCCTTGATAGGTAAAATCTTATAGAACTGACCGATTAGAGAACTAAGATATTTACTTACCATTTCGTTTGGTAATTCTATGTCCTTATTTGTCATCATAGATGTAAGTCACTCAAATCCCCGTGGTTATACGAGTAATCTTTCATCATATTTGCAAAGTCTTTTTTGCACATTTTGTATGCTTCTGTTATTCTATACAGCAATTCAGCCGGAGAATATCCAGAGTAATCGGTCGTGTTAATCATGTTTTCATAATTTTCCTGTTTGTACATATATGGTTTCATCCATTGTACAAGCATACCTTCTGAAACGATGTCTGCAATTTCTTCGATTTCATCATCAGGAATGTCTATTTCAAATTCACGAATATTGTCGTCTCCATTTACAATATCGTACTTACAAATCTTATTAAATTGGGAACAAGCCCTTTTCATATACCCGTCAACAACTTTAGTGCGGTCATATTCATCTAACTTTATAAAGTCATACTCTTTAACCTTATCTAAAAAGTGTCCGGTAAAAATATCATAGGAAACGCTCATATGTCGCCCCCTTATCTGTCAATCAACTCAATTGACAAACTGTCCTCAAGAGCAGTGATTACCTTGATTGAGTCAATAACGCCATCAGCAATAAGTTGTTTTGCTCTGTATGCTACAGATTTCTTCTGACCAACTGAAAGTTTGGAAATTGTGCTTTTAATTTCTTTAGGCTCTTTGGTAAATAAATCATCAAAAGAGTCAAAGTTAAGAGCATACTTGTAGTACTGAGCAACACCTAAATATTCCAATACTTCTGGATCGTCAATCAAGAACCAGTTATTTTCAAAGAATGCTTTAGAAGAGTTCTTTGCGTTCTTTAATTCCTGTAAATCCATGTCTTGCTCATCACCAAAACCAGTCCACTCAAAACGCTCCTGAGTACGTCTACTCTTATAGATTAAACGACCCTGAAATCCGTTTTTTACAGTGATAATCATATTAGGGTCAAGATTCTTCTTAACCTTATATTGCTGTCTTGGAGTTGTGTTTTCATTTGTAGTATCAACAACAGCATGTTCTGTAGCTTTAACAGTGTTCTGTGTAGCATTAGACGTAGTTGTTTTTGATACTTTTGAACGTGTATTTGCCATTTCTTATCTCCTTTAATTCGGTAATATAAAAGGGGCAACAGTGTAGTGTCGCCCCATGATTATTGAGTTGATTAGGCAGTCATTTCGTATCTACCGATACCAGCGTTACCACCTGCAAGTACGATACCCATACCATACTTTTCACCATAGAAGTAGTCCTGAGTAAAGTCTTTGTTATCTGTTGGATTACCAAGCAGAACAGTAGACTGACCCTCATAAACACACTTGATAGGCTTGTCATCGCCTGCGATGATTGTTAAAACATTGTCATCGAAAACGAAGTCGGTAGAGCCAACTTTGTGACGCTGTGGAGTTACAACTACAGGAGTTCCATAGAACTTACCATAGTAACCCATATTGTAAAGGTCGCTACGAGACTCATTGCCCTGAATAGCAGGAGCTAAGTTACGAACAGCCTTCTTGGAACCGATGATAGTTGCTGTCTTACCACCAGCAGCAGCTTCAACGTGTGCAATTACGTCAAGTAATGCATCTTCGTCGTAACTACCAGCAGCAGGGAAGTAAACTGCACCACCAAAATCAGTTGCAGAAGCAGTATTCCATAATGCATAGATATCGTCGAGTAACTTTTTGCGGAAGGATTCAGCAACAGTCTGAATGAACTTGTTGAAATCTACCTGTCCAGATAAAACTCTATTTAACTCTTCATAGATTTTTACAACCTTGAAAGTAGTAGGAATAGAAGTTTTGCTCTGTCCGCCAAGTCTCTGACGACGAATACCCTGAGTACCATCAGCAGCATCAGAAACTACGAATAAGTTGCTGTCTTCAACAACGAATTCATTTTTGTCACCAAGGGCAACGTTACGGAAGTCAACGAGTGCATTAAAGTACTCATCTCCCTGAAAGCCTTCAACGATAGTACGAGCAAGGATTTCTTCAACTAATGTGAACAAACCATTACATTTACCATCACGAATAGCCTTGTAATCAAGAACGGTGCTTCCACCGTTTGCTTCAATCAATGCCTGACGAAGCACGTCCATAGACTCGCCAACAGAATACTTGGTAGGTGTACCGTGGTATGCATCAACGGCAAGTCTTACAATATCTTTGTAATCAGCCATAGTATTATTCCTCCTTATAGATTAAGCAATTTTGATGACATAGTATGTATAGCGACCAGCAATCTCGATAGCCATTACGCTACCATAGCCTGTACCAGCAGCATCTAACTTACCATCAGCACCAAGACCAACCTCAGCACCAACAGCGGATGGAGCAGTACCACCAACAAAGCCATCTTTTGTTACAGAGTACATATTGCGACTGCGAGGAATATAACCACGGCAGATAGCACCAGCCTCATTAATAAACTCATCTAAGTTTTTCTTGCGTTCATCGTACATAACTTCTTCAGAAGCAACGATTGCACAATTATTTACATCACTTGCAGCAGTAGCAAGTACCGCTTTCATAACTTCACGCTGACCTTCTTCATAGCCTTTAAGCTCAACGATAGTACCGTTTTCAACGGCAATAGCTTTATCATCAGCGTCATAAACTCTTAAAGAAACTAAATCTGCTGCAACATCAGTTCCAGAAAGCAGATCAGTTCTAATTACTGTATAAGCCATAAACTTTTGTCCTCCTTAATTGTTTGTAGGCGGATATTGTACAAACAGACCGCCATACGGTTCGTCGTCTAATTTATTTTTCTCTACCGCAATACGAGTAGATTTTGGTTTGTTAACTGAGAAATTCAGTTGTGCAGCATTACGTCCTTTTAACTCAAAACACTTACTTTCAATTGCTTCAAGTGTCATTTCGGAACAGTTGCTACGAAGATTCTCGAATGCTTCAATACCGTTAAGTTCTGCAAAACGAGAGAATAGTTCCTCTTCGGCATCTTTGCGTTCTTCATCCATTTTTGATTTTTGATACTCTTTTAGACTGTCAACCTCACACTGTAAATCAGTGATTGTCTGAGAAGCCTGATTGTACTTTTCTTCAGAATCTGCTTTGATACGTGACATTTCAGCATCTTTAAATGCAACGATTGTCTTTCCGTAAGATTCAAATGCATATTTATAATCGAAGTCAGCACTTCCTTCATCAAAATCTACGATGGAGAATTTCTTTCTCTTCTTGCTGTCGAAGTCGATTACAACATTATCGCCATTCATGGAATAAGCGAAGCCATATAGCTTCCAATCTTCGCAGTCATAGCAATAAACTTCAGATACGCTGGAATCATAATCAACATACATATATTTGGACATTTCGCCCCAATATGGGTCTGTATATTTGACCTCTGACAGAGATTCAAATAACTGTGATAAAAACTGTTCAGCAGTTAGTGAAAATGTTTCATCACCGTCTCCATCGGGATTATCATTCTGCTCGCCTTCGTTTGATATATCATCATCATTACCTTCAGCACCTTCATCATCTGTTTCAGGTTCTTTTGGGTCTGTTGATGCATCATCATCGTCGTCATCGCCATCTCTCTCGACAGTCTTTTTCTTCATCGCTTCAAATTTTGCTCTCAATTCATCAACTGTAAAATCGTCAATGTTGAAATCGAGTGCTTCTACGGTTAACCCGTATTCTTTTAAAAGCTCCATTCTATCCAATGAGATATTTCCTCCTTTCGAGAGATTCTGTGTGATATTTTGTGGATTTATGTCATCCTCATTAGAGGTATTGACCTGTGAAAAATGTTCTTTAAAATCAGTCATCATCTTTGTGTATTGTTCATGGAAATCACTTAAAGAGAAGAGTTCGACACAAGCTGATTCATAACATGGTTCAGCACTTTCTAATAAACAAAAGGCTGTAAACTCAAAAGAATCTATGTGATAATAGCCATCAACGGTTTTACCGCTTTTGACTTTAATCTCCATAGATTCGTCTGTAATACCATTCTCTTTAATTTTTGTGTAAGCCTCTTGGCGTTTCCAGATAATAACTTCGATACACAAATATTCATGTGTTTCCCCATTATCTTCTTCAATGGTTTCCCACCAGTATTTTGCTGATTCTGGAACAACACCTACCGGTTGTGTAATATTTACCAGCTTCATACCTTTGCTGGTTTTTACAATTTCAACATCGTGTGCACCGATAGAGTCTGTTTCCCGGTTGTAGTTACATACAATCGGACAATTATAGATTGTGTCTATACACTTCTCAAAAGTGCTTTTGCTGATGAATGACTTATTTCTATTTTTGCCCGTATACGCAACTCTCAAAACACCTCTGTCGAAAGAGGAGTTGATTTCTGTTAATTTCTCAACGGCAGACTCGTATACAATGCTAAATTTTCTTTCGCCCATTATTCATCACCGCCTTTTGAGTGATTTATATTATCAGAAAGTAAGTACATCTGAGACAACGCACGGAATGTCAATCGTGTCAAAAGTAAGTTCTGGCTTATTGACAAACACCCAAACTGTTTGTTTGTCATTTGCCTTTAATAGTTCAAACCCACGATCAACCAATATGTCTCTACTTTCTGTATCCATAACATAAATAAACATATTTTTCTCCTTTTGCCCGTAAATTAAGCATCCTCTCTGGTCTGTTCTCCAGATTCAGATAGCTCGTCGATATTTTTCTCCGTCCTACCAGCGTCACTACTAGCGTTAGAATCAGAAGATTGCGTAGATGAACTTTGTAGTGGAATAAATCTTGCTTTGATTCCAAGCACATCATCTTCTAAGAAATTCATACCATCCATTTCGTCCTGACCAAGACCTTGAGATGCACAATAATAAGACACCATAGGCATACCAAATTGACACGCTTTGAGATATGCGTCTCCAAGTTCTTTTCTATTAAAAGGACTACAATCTAAAAATGTAATTTTGAAATTCTTCCCATAGGACTGTGCATGAATAAAACGATTCAACACACCCTCGATACTTTTTACAATGCCATACGTCAGTGCTTGGTCTGCTTTTATCGAAAGAGTAAGTGCATTAGCAGATGCTTTTTCATTATTAAAAAGTAAACTTGACACACCCGCTGCTGAGAATAAATTTTGCTCCGCATCAGCAACTGTATTTGTTTCGCCAGAATGAGTTCTTTCAAAACTAATCTTATCAATCTGCATAGGAGATAAGACAGAGCCAATCTCTTCCGGAAGAACGTTATCTAAGTTCCTCCAAAATTCTTTAGCTTTATCTAAATCCATTTCCCATTCACCTTCTTCATTTATACCAAGCTTCATAACTAACATTGCATAGTTTTCAAGCTCAGTCTTGGTGAGTTTTAACTGCTTATAATCCTCTAAGTCATAAACCTCACGTAATAATCCTGCGAATGGTGGGATAGCATAATTCAAAATATCGTTATTGCATTTAACGGCGAAAGAAGTAGGAGAGTCTAATTCTTGCCACTTCATTCCCGTTCTATCTTTTTGATAAGCATCATACTTTGCTTTGAATTCTGTTGGATACATTTCCAAGTACTGTGAATTACTATCAAAATATGAGAAGTTAAATGACACATTTAAAACATTATCTTCAATTACAGATACGGTACAGTAATCAGACGGCAATTGTTGAATAATAATACTGTCTGTTGTCACCCACATAGTCCCATAAAATACATCTTCACGTAAGCAAACGGTAAGTACCTTTGCAAATTGATTTTTTATATCCATTGAAGAAAGTAGATTGATTGTCTTTTGGTAGTTCCTTCTAATTGATTGTGGTTTCGCAGAGGAAGTATCAATTTTATATGGAGAAACAACATAAGACAAATCTGATAGACTTGAGAAATATTGTATTAAACGTCTAAAATGCGAGCTCGCATTATATATGTAAATTACAGCATTTCTGATACTTTTTTCGTTTGTATATGGGTTCTTAATAAATTCCGTAATCTGGTCTTTTGTATACAGATAAAAGGTTGGTGATGTGCCTACACCATTTAAGTCTCTTAAAATCAGTTTATTTAATCCGGCAAACCTCTGAGGCAAATGAAACATATCGTTAACTTTCATATTTTTATCAAAGGCAGACTTTGTTGCCGACTGTCCGTCAGATACAATAATCTGTTTTTGTTTTTTGTTCATGTAGGTTATCACCGCCTTGTATTATTTAATCTTGGGTGCTCTAAACATGAATATGTCTTTTACGCTATCATTTCCGCTTGAACGCTTACGAATACTTTTTTCAAGCTGACAGGCAACCCAATAGTTATAACTTAAACTTGAGTATCGGTCTTTTCGCATTCCACCCTTTTCAAATACTTTTACGAAACCACCAGATTCCTCGTGTTTTAAGTTGATAAGTTCATTAATTAGCAATGTAGTGTTAATATAAGGCAATGTAAAAAGAACCTTATCAGAAGAAGTAAGGGAGTTAAACCCTTTTAAAGCAGCAAGAGATTCTTCGCCATCATACTCCGTTGATAACAATCTAATCTTTCCGGTCTTAAAACCTTCTCTTAACTGAACAGCACATTGCGAGTTAAACTGTGGAGAACCGTTTATAGCCCAAATAACCTTATCTGCACCTTTGCTTGTGCATCGTGCAGCCATCTCAGCGTTATTACAACAGGATAGAGCAGGATATATTTCGCCTGTTTCAGGGTCTGTTATATCTCTTACAAGGGCATCGAAAATACCGAAACCAACACCTTTACAGTCCAATACAATATAGTCGCAGTTGTATTCCTCGTATAATTTTCTAATACGAAGAGCCTGATCCTCAGTATGTTCTCCTTCAGACGTTTCGGTGTACACGATATTATTTGAATATCGTTCTGCTTTGGTTGGTAATAATTGATTTATAAAAATAGCAGTAGCGTCATTTTTATGCTTACTGCTTGACATTAAAGCGATATCGGCAGATAAAATTCTTTTTTCCCCGTTCTGCTTTGGTTGAATTCGTACCTTTGTATTTGTTGTAAGTTTTGAAGACAAACTATCCGGTAACATTGGATATTGAATACGTCTATTTTTAGCAATGGACTCAAAATTAAAAAAGGCACCATCTGAGTCTCCCCAGAACAGTGCTTCCATTTCCATAGACCACTTAATTTCGCTAAAATCAGCTTCTGTCATATCTTCAATAACACGTTCTTCGGATAATAATCCCTCATGAAGAGCAAGCTGGTACGGAAATCCGCAAACGAAGTCCTTTCTACGTTCGTCCAACATAAATTTACAACTATCTTTGCTTTTCAAATAAGACCAATGGTCTTTATAGTACGCAGAAGAGAGGTACATTGTTTTTAATGGTTCCTTTAAGCTTTTATCATGCTTATACTCCGGTTTATCCAAATATTTTGGATGTCTTGGATTAGAAAGGAACTTCTTAAGAATGGTATCAATAACATCTTTTTTTACCATTCTAAACTCATCTATAATCAGCACATGAGCACGATTACCACGGCTACTATCGCTTGCGGTAACAACTTTGATATAGGAACCATTCTTAAAAACAATTTTGGCATCATTACCATTTGTTCTCGTTTCCTTATCGTCAATCTCATATGCCAACTCTGGTGAGTTTGGTTTAAGTTCTGTCATGATCTTTTCAAGTACGTTTAAACTTTGCCCTCTTGTACCAGATGCAATACACACCTTTGTACCCGGATAAAGTACACAACGAATACAACAAAAAATAGCACATAAATATGTCTTGCCAATACCACGGCAAGCAATAAATACAAATGTGCTACTTAAATTCATCATAAACAGTAATATCTTTTGAAATAAACGTAAATCAAGATGAAGAAAGTCTTTTGCGAAACGATGCGGATTACTTCTATAATATCCAGCATAGGCAGCAACGCCATCCAGAATACGTTGCTGTCTATCGCTTCTTTGGTGGGAGTTCATGGTAGTGATAATATTGGACGTTGCCATTATGTTTCACCACCAAAAATGTCTTCAAACAATGCTTCATCATCTTCTTCATCTAACTCTGGATTATCAATACGCATTTTTTCCAATTCTTTTTCGTACATCTTGCAGTATGTATTCTTAATTCCAAGCATCTTGCATAAATGTCCTAAAAACCAAATGGAAATATATCTCACAATACCATCAACATCCTGAAACTCAGGGTCTGGTTGTGGTATTGGTCGTGAATTTTCATACATACGAATACCTACTCCAAAAGGCATTCCATCAAATGCGGTTTCAGCCGCATCATCAGCTTTCTTTTGACTTGGTTTTAAGTTCGCACTACCAAGCAGTGTATTTAACGCATTGACATTCTTTTCGATAGACTTTCCAGCAGCACTATCTCTATTTATTGTTGCTTCCAAAATACAAACCTGCTTATAAATAGCTTCTTCGCCTTTATCCAGTGTTTTTGGAAGTCCAGAAGTCCAATATTTATATTTTCTATCTAATTCAAGATAAAAACTAGGCTCAAATCCAGTACCCCAAAATTCTACAATCGCTGGGTCTAAATCAATTCCGTCTATTTCAGGAATGCTCTCAGCATTATCTATAACAATATTTTCAGATTCTTCTTGCTCAAGCATATCCATATATTCTTCATCAAGTGTATCGTCATAAGTTTTGCCGATATACTTATATAAATTGGTTTTACTTATATACGCACGAACACGAGACTGACTGGTACTTGCCTTGTTTAACATGGAGTATATTTCCATATTCCAGTAAATATCAAACTTTAAGCATATTCTTTTAATTGCTTCAACTTCACTTTCAAGAGCGTATTTGTAATGTTCGAATAGCTCGTCTATACAATGGTTGCAAGTGGCTAAATATCCGCCATTTCCCTTATATAGTGGACTCTGTGAAGCAGGGTAATTGCCCTTCTGACGCTTATGATGTCTGCCACACCTACAACAATAAAATTCTTTGCGTTCCTCCTCAATAGGAGCTGCCTGCTTTGGCTTTGTGCTAGTTTGAACTTTACTTGTTTTTGGCATAGCACATCACCAATTATTCTCTGATAAAACCTTCTTTTACTGCACGTTTTAGTAATTTACCGGCAGTAAACTTAGGTGCTTTATATGCAGGGATAACAATACGTTCTTTCGTCTGTAAATCAATCGTTGAACGTGGAGCACATTCCTTAACTTCAAAAGTGCCGAAACCATGAATCTGTACAGACTCTCCGGCTACAAGTGCTTCGGTAATCATTCTTACCAAGTCATCAAGAATAATTCCCGCATCCTTTTTTGTATATCCCTTTAGAGCTAAACGCTCGATAATATCATTTCTTTTTAACATGTATGTATATTCCTTTCATTCTTCAAATTATAAGTCCTGCAAAGAGGTACGTTTTGCAACATTAATTTCACCATTCTTGAAATAGTTCGCAAACTGTTCCTCTGCCTCGCAGTCATTGTATACAGAAACCATGTCGAGATTTGACCATTGAGCCAATTCTTTAATTACGGTCTCTGGTAAGCCAGCTCTTATAAGACCGGTTGTCCAACTGTGTCTTAAAGAGTGCATGTAAAAATCAACACCAAGGATTCTACCAAACGTATTAGCCCAGCTATTAAGTGTTTCTGGCTTAATATGTTTTGTAGGATCGCTACTTAATGGGAATAACCATTCGCTTTCAATATTATTTTCTTTACGATAGTTCATCCACATATCAAAATAAGGCTTGAATTTCTTTGCAAGAGTATAACAATAAATTTGTTTACCGTTTATACCACGACCCTTTGTCTTGATTTTCTCACTTGTTTTATATAATGCACCATCACAAATCAGATTTTCTTCTTTAAAATAATCCACTTTAAAACGAGTAAGTTCTGCCTTACGTCTGCCTGAGCATACCGCAAGAGCGACTAAACAAGCCTTATCATATTTTTTATGCTCAACCAAATAGGAGAGCAGCGTGTCAATCTGTTCGTCTGACAGAACAGTCTTTTCGCGTACCGGTTGGTTTACCGGATTTTCGATCTTATGTATAATATTTCTGAATTGAGGATACTCATCGTCCATAACCGCTTCAATGAAATTAGATAAACTTGACAGGGTAGCTTTGATACGCCTTACTCTGGCAGGACTATTTCCATTAACATTGATTAGCCAGTTTTGGAATGAAACAATATCTCTTTTTGTCCAATCCACGAAAAATTTATTATTGTTGTGTTTTAAGCACCAAACAAATGCAATCTGTAAATCGTTTTGATATACGAAGATTGTTGTTTCACTACGTTGAATTGATTTCAGATAATTTACATAATCATCAATCAGTCTTTGATTGTCCGGATTAACCTGTGCAAGCAATTCAGGACTCGTCAAATTATTCAACCTTGTTTTCCTTGCCATACAGGTCACTCCTTCCAATTTTTATTCACACTTTAAACGATATTCTGCATCAACACCGCATTTTTCATTTACAATTAGTAATAATTGCGATGGTTCAGAATATAAACGTTTATTATTCGCATAATCATCGGTTCCACATAATGAACCGCATAGCATAGCGGTAACACCTAATTCATCATAACTTTCTCTATGGTGCTTATCGCCAAGTAATATGTATTCGACATCTCTTCCATATTTCTTTTGAAATAGAGTAGGAAGCAGTCTTGTAGAAGTTCTAACGGAGTCATTATCTCCATGACTAGCACAAAATCCATGATTACATGATGTTAAGAATAAGAATTCGTGTCCGTCGTCTTCAACAATTGAAATATTATCGTACTTTGATAATCTCTGAGTAAGCCACCAAGGGACGATACGTTCCATATTATCCCTATGAATGCTATCGTTTTTGTTTTGTACAGTACGTGCATGATTACCATATGTTGTATAAACATAAGTTTCATTTGTATACTGTGCTAAAATTTCGATAGCTTGAGCTAAAATCTCTGAAGCACGCATTAGCTGGTCGCATACATGTTCTTCAGATGCCACACGAGCACTGGTATGAATTGCACCATGACATAAATCTCCAAGTACAACTATATGCAAACGTCTACATTTATGAAGAGTTAGTCTTTCTATTGCAGATGCGACTATTTGACCAACTCTATCTTCACATATCTTTGTGTTATAAACGTTAAATATGTTATTTGCTACCAATCCGTAGTGCCAATCAGAAAATACTAATATTGCATCAGAGTCAGAATACGGAAGGTTCATATTAGGAATATCCTTAAATAAAGAACCAACAGATTCATCTAATCTATTTGCTGCATTAATTAGTGATTCATATAAATGTTCTTGTCTCGCATCACTTGAGATTAGCTTATGTAATTCTCTTCGTTGATCGAAAAACTTTTGTCTTTCCTTTTGAAGCTCAATTTTCTTCTCATCCAATTCCCCAATAATACTTTCCATATCTGGTGAGAGAATATTCTTCTCTGAAATTTGGTCGATGAGTTGCAATGTTCTACAGCTTCCATACATCATGCGTCGAGCAACATCGCTGCTATATTCCTTGCCGTATACATAAGTGGCAAGTTCAGAATAGTCTTCATCAGCCAGAGTCTTATCAACGAGCTTACCGTAAACCAGTCGCTTGTGATACTCGAATTCGCTTTCATTTGGCTGTTTTGCTAACATCGAGTTACTCCTTATTTATAATTTTTATAATTTTTTAAGAAATCCATAGCTTTCTTGTTTTCTTCCATGTAGTACTTATGAACTGTTCGTCTGATATGTACATACGGGAAATACTTTCTAATAAGCTTTGTTTCTGTCTTTGAAATACTAATCATTTCGATTTCCTTTCATTTCGTTATAAGAGTGGGAGAGGGTGGACTTGAACCACCAATGCCTAAGCCACGATTTTACAGACCGCTGCAATACCAATTCTGCTCACTCTCCCATGAGTAGATTGGAAAATTCCATGCTTTTTGTATTCATTTAAGATTTAATGACACATGCCCAGAAAGGTGCGTGATTTCGCACCTTTTGGCAATGTTCTAAATCAAAAAATCTACTAAACTTTAAAATTGTGTTGATTATGTAAAAGAATTTCGCCAGTTCTCCAACGTCTTCTGGCGATTCATTTCAACTGCACATTCCTTACAATATCTTTGTACATTCGATTCTTTCTTAACCACAATACCACAACATTGACATTCAAAGTATTTCTCACCACAATATCTCATATATTGATTGCCAAGATTACGGAAGTCTGTCACAAACAGAACGGTAGGGCTTTCATAATCAATAATCTTTACATTAATGTTTGTATTATCAACAACTCGGCTATATCCTATGTATCCAAGCGTCCATAAATCATTTATCATAAGTGACTGACGCTTTGTTGTAATTGATATATTCGCTAAACTAAATATATCTTTATCCTTTTTATTTACCCAGCAATTATTTGCAGGGCTGATTTCATTACCCAATTTGGCAAGACAAAGCATGGTAAACATCAGTCTTTGGAGTAACTTACCATTCAGTGACTGTATCTTATCCATTTCATTTTGGGTAATTGCAACACCAGAAACATCGACCAGTTCGTACTTATCGCATGTCTTAACAAGGCTGTCGATTGTATTTTGCCACTTAACAATATTGACTGTCGGGTCGCACTTCAACATAAAGTCTTCAATTAGTCCGCCGATTTCCTGTTTTTTATAACCCTCACTAAAATAGTAGCGAGCTATACGTCCGAGAGTTTCTATTGGTTTATTCCCTATGCGAAGACACGCAATAGCGTCTTCAGCATAGGCACGTTCATTTAACACGATATTTGCCATTTATGTACCTCCATACATTCTAGTGAGAATTTCTTTCTGCAAAATTCAATATTTCCATCATTATTCATAACCGGATAGAAGAGTAGATTGTTGTTATTCGCAAGTAAATTATCAATGATTTCTTCGCTACAAATGTCCCAACAGAACTGTTTGGAGCCGCTTCTGCTGTAACATAAATCTAAAATGATATCGCACAACTGTGCTGAATTAGAGCAAGCACGTTGGCATTCAATCTTAAAGTCTCTAACCATAATACTTCGTCTGCTTGCGGATTCATCCTCGTCAATACGCTCACGCTTGCTAAATTGCATATATTCCTGTAAACGCTTTGTGTATTGTTCATATAACTTCTCAACTGCCTTGTACTGAGTAGCCGTATATGTTTGACCGCTTTTCATAATATCGTAGTCAAAATCTTCGTCAGATACATTCTTTAAAAAATAATTATCAAACTCATCCTCAAATCTACGACAAATCTTATTCATTACGCAATCATGCATACCTACCGGCATACGCATGTAGTAGTAATTGATAAACTCTGCTTCAGCTTCAGTCAACTCAGCAGTATCTTTCGATAATAACTCTTCAATCGTCTGCCGGAACTCACGAACGCATTTTTTATCTGTATTTTTTATGTATGTATTATATTGACTCATGAGATTTGGATAGATATATCTCATGAAATAAGGCTTCTTATCAGCCAGAATGCGAAGATTGAGCTGACGTTGTGCAATTTCTTCCTCGGTCAGTCCTTCGACAATGCGATTTGATATTCTATCATACCATTCTCTAGGCATTGGCTTCGCAATAATACCTTTCGCCTTATCAATTGCATTTTGCTGATATAACTGACCGCACATAATACGATAATCCAATATCTTATACTCCTCACTATCTGGAGAAAATTGTGCCTGCACGTCAAACATTGTGGTAATCCAGTTTGTTGTTTTACCGATATCATCACCAAAGCTGTCGATATTGGACTGGATAAGGGCATCCTCGGTGATTTGAATTTTTGTTGCATTTCTCTGAGCACACATGATAGATGGGAGAGGACGGAAATTATCTACAAGCACGCGATTGTCCGTAATCATTACAAGATCGCCGTCTTTATCCATACCATTTAGTGCGTGAGCAGCGGAATCCCATGAGTTAAAAAGGGTACAAGCCGTCATGTACTGATACCAATGCTCAATTTCTTCTCCACCTGCGACAGTAGCAAGTCTGATGTTATTATGACAAGTCATTGGTGCTCGGAAGCATACCACCTTATCAGCTCCGCTATCTAACCAGTACTTGTTATAAATTTCACCCTTCTTCAAAAGACCGGTTACTGGAAGACCAAACATGCTTTGGCATAATGAATAAGGATCACCACATACAATGGAGTAGTTACCATGAACACGAATTACACCAATTTTTGCATCGTTGATTCTCTTGCGAATCATTTGATATATCTTTCGCTTAACGAACGGGTCATTATAGATACGCTTGTCAATCATCATTGCCTTTGCAAAATCATTCTCTACAAAATTGATATTGGTATTATTAAGGTACATTCCCTTTAGAAATAGAATAGCCTTTTTGTAATCACCAGACAAAATGTCTTTGATATCATCAATGGTCGGTTGAATCAATTCGTTAATCTGTTCGTCGTCCAAATTGTAGCTCTGGATAAACTGATAGTTCAAATCACGCTCGCTTTCGAGCTCTTTCGGACATGTTTTCGCAATACCAAATGTATAATGGTTCTTTTCGCAACATTCAAGATAATGCTCAACACTTTCGTAGCATCTCCAAAGCTTCAGCATAGATGTAGTTAAGATAAGTTCAACCGTAGAAACGTCTACTTCATTACCCCACGCATCCTTTACGATACGATTTTTAGCTACTTTATCGGCAAATTCCACGAAATCAAAGCAGAAAACCATACCTTTTTCCCATGAAAAACGGGTGTTAACACCACTTACCATATAATCAAGACCAAGTTCTTCCGACCATCTCTGAGCAAGAGAGGGCAGCATAAGACCATATCCGTCCGACTCATTCAGTTCAACCTTGGTATTTTGGATAAATTTCATTACTGGCTCATCGCTATTTGCATCGTTCAGGCTGATAATATCTTCATAGAACTCAGTTTCGCAATCATTTACCACCAAAATACCTTTTGGCATAGATACCGGGGTAGAACCACTGCATGTTAACGCTCTGTACGCTTCAAATTTTGCAGGAATTAACTTAACACTTTCGTCACGTCCATTGTTTATACGTTCACGAAGCACCGGTGCAAGTCGTTCACTTACAAATACAATCGTCTCGTTCTTAACTCCACCGTTAGTTCCCAATAATCTTGTGTACTTAACACCATTTATTTTGAAGCCACGACAGGCTCTACGGTAGTCTTTCTCTTTATCAATGACCAGACACATATAATCCGGTTTATACTGTACTTTATCTAGCTGTTCATACAGTTTTTTGATTTCTCGACGATTTTGGAGCGAATTTGGCTGTTTTTTGAGCATTTTTATGTCATTTTTAAGCTTTTTTGCCACAAAATCAGCATTTTCAATACCGTTTAATTCGTCAATCCAGCGTAACATTTGGCTGTCGCTAAGAGAAATTACCTCATCATTCTTCCTTGCTTCAGAAAGCGGAAGAGTAAGATTCCACTTTGCTTTTCGTAATCGAGCACTGTGGATTTTAAATATGTATTTTTGAGATGTCATTTGCTTAGAAATAACGTATCCCTCCTTTATACTCTTTATAGTTGTGTTGATACCTTGAAAAAAAAAGAAGCTTTAATCATTAAAATATGCTCTGATTTTACCAAGGTATGTCTTATAGATTCTGGAAACCTGTGCTTGTGATATTCCCATTTGGTCTCCGGTCTTTTTCTGGCTCATGCCATTATCTACAATCATATGAATTACCGCCTTATCTCTATCGCTCAATCCTTCGGTTGCAATTCTAATAGCATCATTAATAAAAATCGTGCTAGTAAAGTCATATGGGTCTGCGATTAAATCTGTAAGATAACATCCACCGTCACCAGTATTAAGCTCTGCGTCTAAACTCATGCTCGCTTTAACACTTCGTTTGCTCTTTCTCATTATCTGTTTTACTTCACGATCCATACAAATATATGCGAGAGTAGAGAACTTGGCTCCACGGCTCTCATCATATACAAGTGCTGCCTTACATAAACCGACAGCAGCAGTTCCATACCAATCCTCAATTGCATCAAGGCTTAATTTATGACTATGTAAATAGGAATAAATCAAATTATGATTTTCCTCAACTAATTTTCTCTGTGCATCATTTAATGTCTTGCTCATCTATTTTGTTCTCCCTTTATATGTATATAATTATTTTCCGTTTCTTTAATCCAATCTTGCAGTAGTGTTCTCATTCGTTTGCTTGGGATATATATCCATATCTCTTTTCCATCCCGGATAGCAGAACGCCAAATCCACTGTATCATAACAGATAATGCATATCTGTCTTCCTGTATCTCAACACCACTGTTTAATAAATATGTCTTCTCATTTGGCTGCATAAAGATGTTTACACAATATGCAAGCACCTGTTTATCTCGATAGTTATTAGTTGCCTTTGCATTAAAAGCAATATCACTGTAAAAATAACCTTTACCTCTCAGTAAAGCTTCGCCACTTTTATAAGTAGCCCATAATCTTGTCTTTGACGGTTTGTCTCTATGGTAATTGATAAAGAAATTATAAACATTCTTCTTTAATATCTCTTTGTTCTTTTTCACGGTATCAGTACTTTTCTTAAACCATGTGAAAGACAAGGCGTGTTTGTCGTTTCCGACGGCATTCATTTTTTCGTTCTCAAATATATGTATTTTCTCCGATAGCTTTTCGGTATATGCCGGAATGTATTCCGGAACATCATTAAAATAGTAACCAGACTCATCTCTATGAATTCCTATCATCTGGTAATCTATACCGGTTATATCAAAGTAATATTTCATCGTTTGTGCACTAAATAGATAGGTCAGTACGAATACATCTCTAAATGCAGTCAATATATCCTTAGAAAATAACCAGTAGTAGTATGCATTTCCCTGTTGCTTCGTTTCAGGCATATCAACAAGTCGGTTGCCTTTAGATAAGGCTACAATTTCACTGGCTAATCCGTATTCGTAGTTAAATGAAGGTAGTAATTTGATTACATCCCCCTCTTTGGAAACCCATCCGGCACTTTCCAGAAGCATCATATCCGACCTTGTGATAGAAGACGGACGTAAAACCTCAACGGCTTCGTCCACAATTAGCGTGTACCCTTGTTCTCGAATCATATCAATCATATCATCCGAGTAACGTAAGAACATATTGTGGGTACTGGTAATATTCTCACCAGACTTAATAAGTTCCACGGTATGCTTATACTTCCTAAAGTCAAACTCTGGAATCTTGTTGCTTGGTTCCTTAAAGTGAAGAGAAGGGCAGGACTCACGTATCCTGACCGCCTCTTCGAGATAAGGAGTTATATATATAAACTTTTGGGTAGGGTGTGCGTTCATATAGTTGATAGCCGCACTGGATTTCCCAGAACCCATAATAGCATCACATACTTTGATTGCCATTCAATATCTCCTTTTCTTGTAAATCTATATCATCTAAAGAAGCTCCGAGACCTCCGATTTACTTCCGTCGGGTTGTAAAATTGATTTTTCGATGCCCGAAAAGCCCGAAAATAAAGGCTTTTGAAAAATGGGGTCTAATAGACGGAGACATTCTTTAGTTCCATTGTAAATGAAGTACGAAATACCCAGCTACATTGTTAGGTATTTCGGTTTACAGTTGTTGGGTTCAAGCAAGATAATGTACTGTTAGCAGTCAATATTCAATTGTCAAGGTGCGATGTAGATAGCTACGATACTGTTAAAGCGGTTTCTCCAATATCACTGTCTACGAGGTAGTGCTGGCGACTTCCTAAGTTCAGCTTCATGTATGCTTCCTCAATCTCTTCACCAGTAATACCAATATAATCCAATGTCTGAGCCGCAGATGAGTGTCCAAACATCTTCTGTAGTAAGAGTAGCTTACGTGGATCGTTGTTGGACATTACCATCTGATGATAAGCAAACGTCTTACGCATCGAGTGAGTAGCCATCTTATTCTCCAGTTGGAGAGTAGAAGCAATCTCTTTTAAGATGCGGTCTACTGACATCCTGCTCATCGGCTTATTCTGGTTAGAACCTCTGTTGCTTTCACTCTTAAACATGTAATCATCTAGTCTGCATTCAGAATGCTGTAGATATAAGGTAACTGCATCCATTACAGCATTGTTGATTGAGATGTATCTGTTACGCTTAACCTTACGTGTGTTCTTGGTTTTCTTCTCCAGAATAGGGAATGTAGTTCTGAAAGAGAAGTTATCATCTATGAGCTGTGTGAATCTGAGCTGAAGTAAATCGCTGACACGAAGCCCAAAGTTGATACCTACGATGAATAACATATTATCTCTGTATCTTCCGTTATCTATTAAGTACTTAGAGATACGGTCAATGTCATCCAAACTCTTGATAGGTTCTGATGTATGCTCATTCGCTATCTCAATATGAACTTGTTCCTTTGCTGGCTGAATGAGACCGGAGCAACAACGTCTTCGGGAGTTCTCTACAGCGTTAGCGTTAATTATTCTGTTTTGCTTCTCTTTATGTCTTGCTGCGAAGTCTACTGAAATAATGGTTGCTTCCATGCTATCAAGTCCTTTCTGTTAGTCTTTAAAGTTGCATTCACTATGGATAGTGTACAGCTAAATGGAGTAGTTGTCAAGACCTTTTTTGAAAATAATTTAAAGAAATATTAGTTCATTCTGCCTAAGATGCGATGTCTGGGTATTATCTGAAAAGTACGATGTTTTCTTCTTATTTAATAAGGAAACGATAGATGCGAGTTCTCCTGACGTTTATGGAAGGAAAAGTGATCTGAGAGAAAAAGAGGATTGGTGCTAGTGTGATGAAGCAACTTGCCTATTTTAGCAATTTGCAAGGGATCGAAAATATGGAAAATACCCCCCTATGTGACATAGTGCGAAATTGTAACATAGACAGACACGCATATACAAACAACTGTTCTATATTGTGCAATATTCACAAAAAACAATTATTTTTATTTTCGCGTACAAAATACCCGACCACCCAACGCTATAAGCACGAAAAGCAACACTCAAAACTAAAACTAAAAAATTGTGTTGACATTTTCAAAACTAGCGTTTATACTTGTGTATAGTAGCACACGCTACACTAAAACAAAATACAGCGAGTACACCGCTAGACAATAGTGTATAGCCTACATAGGCGGAAAGGACGGGTATATATGTTATATACTATCATTATTAGCAACAACGAGACACAAAACATCTACAATGTAGAATGTACAAACGCAAGAGAGGCACACGAACACGCAAGCACATTGACACAAAGCAAGACCGACACAATAAGAACATACGCAACCACAACGGATGCACATGGAAACATTTTAACGCAAGGCGTACAAGCGGGGGCATTAACAGTTGTCAAGCGTACAACCGCAAACATGATTATAAGAGAAGGTGGAGAAATACAACACCGCTTGTATAATGAGTGTCGCAAGCCTACTATTACAGATACTGACGTGCTAGACTGTATAAGCGTTGCACAATTAGCAATCATTGAAAGCATTATGCAAGGCGAGCCAATAGACGAGCAATATCACCAAGCATATTTGGCACTAAACCGCTACTTGAGAAGTACACGTAATATCAACTTATCAGCAACCGCAATGCGTACTGTATATATCGAGGATATAGACGGCGAAATTATCAGCGTAAACAAACATATTAACATCATTTTAAAGAACGGCGAAAGATACACACCGCAAGCGGACGAGGACGAGAACGAAAGCGAGTTAGTACATATCATTGACGAGATAACAAGCACATTAACACCGACACAAATTAACGTTCTTTCATACCTTGCAAGGGGATATAGTGAAAGACAGATAGCGGACGCTATGAAACGTAGCAAGACCACAATACACGAGCATATAACATTCATTAGAAAAAAGGCGGTAAACCTCTACCCAAACGGATACAAAGCAAAATAACAGAATAGGCACAACGGAAAGCACGCAAGCACAAGCGTGCTTTTCTTTTTGTTTTTTGGTAATTTGTGACGGACGGACGGAACACCCGACCACCCAACGCTATAACAACGGACGGACGGAACACCCGACCACCCAACGCTATAACAACGGACGGACGGAACACCCG